GCGGGCGCAGGAAACCGGGAAGTTGTAGTTTTCCAGGCCGCCGACTTCATCCGGCCGCACGACCTGATCGTGGTGGCCGTCGCTCATGTGCATCACGCAATGCTCGCTGATCTCGTTCTTTTCGCGGGGGTCGAAGGCCGGCGGGAGGGCGGCGTAGGGCTTGATCCGCACGTCCATTTCGCTGGCGATGGCCTTGAAGAGGCCAGCGATCTTGGCTCCGGCCTTGACCTTCTGCCGCTCGCGGTTTCGCTCTTCGGTCAGGTGGACGACTTCCGCTTCCAACTCCAAGACCTTCTTGTCGGTCGGGTCGTAGTCGGGGATCGTCTTGTGCTGTCCGCCCGATTGCTTGGGACAAGGTGCCTCGCCTTCGGGCCAGGGCACGTCCTTATGGACACGGCCGGTGGCGATGTCGCTGATGATGGAGCGGCTGACCTTCTGCTTCTTGGCGATCTTCGGCTGGGTCATGCCTGCCGACAAGTCCACCTTGATAGCGGCGACGTTCTTATAGGATAGTTTTGTCATGGTTGCTTTCAGTCGATGGCCCGCGAATCAAGGGGCTTATCTCGGGACTCTGGGTTTTGTTTTGCTTTCCGCCGATTGGCCCGATGAAGGGCCTTCTTGAAGTCGCGCTTCCGTTTGGGCGCGTCCAGCTTGCCGGTCGTTTTCTTCCATGCGTCGAGTCGTCCCATGTCACGCCTCATGCGATTGGGTCAATGGGAGGGCCGGGGCGGCAGAGGGCCGCCCCGGCGTTAGCGGGAGCCGTCGAGCGGCCTAGCGATAGAGCCGCCCCGACTTGTTGACGATGGCCCGATTGCCGCCGTCGATGATGTCACCGATGATGCCCCGGATGCAGGCGCGAATCTGGTCCATCGGGCCTTCCTCTTGCGGCGGCACTTGCGTACCGTCGAACAGCTTGTTGGCCGTCACCTTGACCTTGGGGTCCAGTGCCCACTCGACACCCATCGACTTAGCCCAGGGCAGGATTCGACGCATGGGAACGATGAAGTTCAAGCCGGCACCGCCGCCGCGAGTGAGCATTCCCATATAGAGGCCGTTTTCCAGATACATGCCGCCGCCCGACGAACCGGGGTAGGCCATCGTCGAAGTCTGGTCGAACATCTTGCCGGTCTTAATCAGGTCAACGTCGCTCTGCGAGATAACGCCGTAGCTTACCGAGTTGTAGAGTCCTTGCGTGCAGCCAACGTGGACCAGCTTGGTGCCGATCTCTTGCAGATCAGCCGAGAGATCGAACTTGGCGCTGATGGCCAGGGGCTTGAAGTTGTCTTGCAGAATTTCCAGAAGAGCCAGGTCTTCACCGTTCTCGGGGTCGCTATAAGCAACCACCTTGGCCTGGACTTCGGACTTGCCGATCAGCTTGCCTTTGCTACGGAATTCCTGCACAACCAGCACGTTCTTGAAGGTCTTGTCCTTCTGCATTTCCTCACGGACGACGTGCCCGGCAGTCCAGCAATAGGTTTTCGTGACATCGCCAACCTGGCGCGTTACCAGCGTGCCGCTGCCGCTGCCGTGCGTCACGCGAATGAGCACGCTCGTGGCTTGCAGATCGGCAAGTATCTTGGCTTGCGTCGGGACGGCCGGGACTACTGGGGTTTCCAAGCGTACCGGAATGGTAATGTCCGGGGCGACAGTGCCCGAACCGGAAATGACCGTCACCGGGACCGTGGGGACGATGATGGCGTTGGGCGAGGCGGCGAACGCCACGCCGACAAGCAGCAAAACAGCACAGAGGGACAGGAACACGGACTTCATAGTTGCAAGGCTCCAAATGCAGCGGAAACAGAAAGGTTTCAAACAGAAAAGGTTTCAAACGCAAAGCGGCACGGGCAGATCGACTTCGATCATGCTCTCGTATTCAGGGACAAGATCATTGTGCAGATGCTCGCAGATCAGTTCGCCCAACAGATCGCCGACATCCATGTCGCCTGCGTCAATGCGAACCAGAAGGCAGACGCCCTCGTCCTCGTTCGCGTCAGGCGGCAGGAAACTGATTTCCTTGGGCCAGCTTCGATCAGGCCAGACGTATGCACGGAAGGTGTTCTCGATGCTGCGTGTAATCGCAGCACTGGTGGGCCGGTGCTTCCATTTGCCGGCGTAAAATCGCACGTCGTAAATCGTCTTCATGCTCGGTACTCCTCAAACTCGCCTTCCTTCGTGGCGGCATCCTCCCAGTCGATGTTCTCCGTCAACTCGCCCATCGTCATTAACTCCAAGCGGCGGTTCTCTCGAATCACGTCGAGCACGCGCCGGTCGGTGGGCAAGTGGATCAGATCGACGATGGTGCAGCCCAGGTTCTCGTCCATGCCCTTGCGGTGGATTCGATCCTCCGACTGCACGCGAAATTCGGGCTTGTAGGAATTGCTCCAATAGACCGCCATGCGGGATTCCACGAGGGTCAACGACATGCCGCCCGACTCTGGGTTGGCGACGAACGCCACACGCGGGTTGGCCTCCAAGTTGGCCCAGTAATCCAGGGGCTCCTCCGTGACTGGCGAGTCGTCGTGCGGCAGGACTTGGAAATTGCCCTGGTCGCAACGGACCACGCTCCACTTCTCGCGCTTGCACAGCTTGGCGATGCGGTCCACGCTACCGGTGAACCCGGCGAAGATCACGATGCGGCCGGTTTCTTCGCATTCGTCCAGCAGCATCTTCAAGGCCGGTTCCTTGGGACAAGGAACCTCGCGGGTCGTGCGGATGATCTTGTCCACTTCCATTGAGCCGCCGCAGACGGGGCACGGTACAGTGCCCTCCACCAGCCGGTCGATCACTTCATCGGGAAGCAGGTCGATACCGGGGTACGAGCGCTCTGGCTCTTGCGGATCAGTCCAGTTGGCCACCGTGCCGTCCGTGCAGTGAGTGCATTTCGTCTTGCCGTCTTTGACCTCGCGGTATTGGAAGCCGTCGCTCAACTCACGCATGAGGGTCATGCCGGTGATGGCATTCGGGGCGGCTTCCAAGATCGACTTGGCGACACGCAGCGTGCTGGCGTTGGGCTTGCAGACGATCTGGCGAAAGCGCTTCTCGGGCAGCGTCAGGCAATCCTTCTTGTGCTTGATAATCACCAGCCCTTGCAACCGCTCGTAGAGGTAGGCGACCTCGTTCTTGCTCGGCACGTAAGGATGAAACTCGGCCGGGTCTTCCAGGCCGTCGAGGTCGTGCGGCCCTTCCTCGCGGCTCTCGCCGCAGACGTTGCACTTCGTTTCGTCGTCGCGCCAGCCGGTGCGCTTCTTGAACTGCGCAGTTTCGTACTTCTGATCGACCATGAAGGCCAGCCGGGCTTCCATCGCCTTGGCGCTGCCCTCGCGGAGCCAGCCGGGCCAGGCGATCTCGCACTGGCTCCACCAGTCCAGGGGCGTCTTGGGCGAAGGTGTGCCGGACATCTCGATCACAAAGCCGTGCTCGACGCCCCACTTCTCGCGGATCATGTCGGCCAGCCGTTGCACGGCGCGGGACCGCTGGCTGGTGGCATTCTTCAGTCGGCTCGACTCGTCGCAAATCAGGCCATGAGGCGGCGGCACGCCCACAGGCCACTCGTCGATCACACGGACAAGACCTTCGTAGGTGTAATACTGGATGTCGAACTTCTCGGCGGGGAATTTCCAGATGCGGAATTCGCGCTTGATGTTCGGCAGCGAAGTCTTGGGGCCGATCCAGAACCAATCGCGGACGCCGGAGCGCTCCATCACTTCCTGGGCCGCCAATGTCTTACCCGTCCCCATTTCCGCCGCCCAGAGTTGGAAGTGGTACGTCAGTCCGGCGTCAGCCAAATCCTTCTGGTGCGGCATGAGAGGCCGCGTGTAGTCCTGGCGAACCAACTCGCGGTCGAACCAGGCGAACACATCCTCGCCCTGCATGAGAGCAAGCTGGAAATTGTTCCGCTGGCAGTCTTCGACGGACCAAGCCTTGATCGGATTCTCTTCCTCGTAGCCGTGCCACTTCGAGCCCTTCATCGCCTTGATCTCGTCCTTCAGCGAGAACGGAGACTTGATGAAGTAAATGCGGCCATCCCGCCGTTCGATCTCGGCGGGAACCAGGTCGCGGCGTCCGCTGGCCCTGGTGATAATCAGCTTGATCTTTTCGAGAGCCATAGTGGATTAGTTGCTTGCGTTGAGGCGAGTGGTTATGATGCCGCAGTTGTGAGGATCGAGTTCGACGCCGATGCACTGACGGCCTAGCTTTTGGGCGGCCAGGAGGGTTGTGCCGCTGCCGGCGAAGGGGTCGAGAATCACGCCGCCTGTCGGCGTGGAGAGAAGCGTGAGCAGATACTTCATCAGGGCCAGCGGCTTCACCGTGGGGTGGTCGTTGCCAGGGCCGCGCTCTTTCTTCGACGCCTTGGCCGTGTAGAAGAACCGGCTCGCCCCGCCCTCGTCTTCATGGCCGAACGTCGTGTGGGCCTTCTCGTGGCCCTTGGCCACGCTCTTGAAGTCGCCGTTGTGGCGAGGCTTGGCGCTGCTCTTGGTTATGCCGCTCTGCTCGTCGAGCATGGCAGCGGCCTCTTCGTCAAAGAGCACGTTGGCGGGCCAGCGGCCCTTGGTGGCCTCAATAAATTGGGTGCCGGCTTTCTCGGCCGTCCGCTTGATCCGCTCACCTTGCTTGCCGTGGAAAGTTGTGCCGTTCTTGTCGGCGTTGTACTTGTAGCCGGGGTTCTCGCCGATGCGGCAGGCGTCAATGTTCATGCCCGCCACGCCATGCTTTTCGGCGTTGTCGGCAATCCGGCCTTCCAAGGGCCGCATGGCCAGGATGATGGGCTCCCAGGCCGGCTTGAGGGCGAAGGCCCAGCCGGTCCACTGCTTCGCCAGATCGGTGGCCGGGACCGTGATGGCACACTCGGCCGCCGGGTTGTGCAAGTCGCCGTAGACTTCGTTCGTGCGGCCGTTGTCGGCCAGCGAATAGCCGGGCTGCCCCAGCTTCGTGCCGACGACTTCCCGCTGGGCACCCTTGGCCTTGTCGATCAGCTTCCCTACGTCGGCACTCTTTGGAAACCCTTGGCCTTGCAGCCACAGAAGGGTGTCCCGAATCTCCCAGCCGGCGTCTTCGATGGCGCAGGCCAGACGGTGCCAAGTCCGCGTGCCGCCGAAGGCCAGCAGCAAGGAACCAGGCTTGCAGACACGGGCGATGGCCTGCCAATACTCGGGTCCGGGGACTTGCCCGTCCCACTCTTTCCCCATGAATTCCAGGCCATAAGGAGGGTCAGTGACAACGTGGTCGATGCACCCTTCCGGCATATCCCGGAGGACTTCGCGGAGATCGC